GGCTTGCCAGAAAAAGTGGGTGGTTGGCAATCATTGCTTAATGATTCTATTGTTGGTGTTGCTAGAAAACAACATGCTTTTGTAGATACTGAGGGTAATAGATATGTTGCACTTGGTACAGATAAATTTTTATTATTATATTTTGAAGGTCAACTTTTTGACATAACACCTTTTAGATGTAACAACGCGGGAGTTGTAGATAGTTTTACAAGTTCAACATTAGCAACAAACAGTACATCAGTTAAAACTTGTACAATTACAACAAGCACAGATCACGATTTATCTGTAGGAGATATCATACAATTATCATCAGTTACTTTACCAAGCGGTACAGGATTAAACGCAAGTGATTTTGAAGATAAATTATTTCAAGTATTAACTGTTCCAACTCCTACAACATTTACAATAAATTCTTTAAATCAAGCATCCGCAGTTATATCAACAGGTGGTAGTATGACTGTTAAGGTTTATCAACCTGTTGGTCCTGCAGCACAAACTTACGGTTATGGTTTTGGTATTGGAAATTATGGTGGTACAATTACAGGTGCTTTGACAACAACTCTTAACGGAGCGTTGCTCGCGGATACAGCTGGTACTGGTGGATCGGGGACAGCAATAACTTTAACATCAACAACCGGTTTTCCAACAACAGGTACAATAGCTGTTGGTGATGAATTAATTACATACACAGGTATAGCTGGATCTGATATTACAGGTATTACTAGAGGAGCGTTAGGCACAGCAACATTTGGTACATCAAATGGACAAGCCCACAGTAGTGGTGCAACCGTTACAAACGCCACAAACTTTTCTGGATTTGGTAGTGCAGTTGAAGCGTCATCAGTAACATTGGAACCAGGACTTTGGTCACTAAGTAATTTTGGTGAAGTATTAGTTGCAACTATTGCAAATGGTAAAACATTTACTTGGAACGCTGGTATTACAGCAAGGCTTACAACAAGAGCCTCTATGTTAACATCTGGTTTTGAAACAAGAATAGATGCAGCAACAGATAGTGGTAACCCTACAGCCACTAGAGTTACATTAATATCACCAACAACACGTCACTTAATTCATCTTGGAACAGAAGTAACTATAGGAAGTCCAGACACACAAGATGATATGTTTATAAGATTTTCTGAAGATGAAAATATAAATAAATATACACCACAAGCAACTAACACTGCAGGCACACAAAGACTACAAGATGGTACAAAAATTATGGGTGGTCTGGTTGCAAAAGAAAATATTTTAATTTGGACAGACAATGCATTGTATACAATGAAATTTGTTGGAGCTCCATTTACTTTTGGTTTTGAACAAGTGGGCACAAACTGCGGATTGATTGGTAAAAATGCAGCAATTGAAATTGATGGTGTTGCATACTGGATGGGTAATAATGGATTCTTTTCTTTTGATGGTACAGTTAATACATTACCTTGCTCTGTTGAAGATTATGTCTATGACGATTGTAATACTACAAAAGGTCAACAAATAAATGCAGGTATTAATAATTTGTTTACAGAAGTAATATGGTGGTATCCAACTCAAAATTCAGATTTTAATGACAGATATGTTGTTTACAATTATGGCCAAGACAATGCAAAATTACCTATGGGTAATTGGTATACAGGTACAAACACAAACTCAATTAGAACAAGTTGGATTGATTCATTAGTATATCCTAAACCATATGCTACAGCTTATAATAATTCTAACACTGGCACATTTCCACAAGTTATTGGTGAAACAGGTTTAGGTCAAACTGTATTTTTTGAACACGAGATAGGAACAGATCAAGTCAATCCAGATGGTAGTGTTACTGCTTTAACATCTTTTATAAAATCATTTAGTTTTTCTCTACAAAAAGATCAAGCAGAAATATTTTTAGCTATGCGTAGATTTTTACCAAACTTTAAAGTATTGACTGGCAACAATCAAATTACATTAGCTATAAAAGATTTTCCATCTGATAGTGATACACAAACTTCATTGAGTCCTTTTACAATTACATCTACTACAACCAAAGTAGATACACGTGCAAGAGGTCGATATGCAAATATAAAAATAGAAAATACTGGTGTAGGTGAATCGTGGAGATTTGGTACATTTCAAGTAGATCTACAACCTGATGGAAGGAGAGGATAATGACAAAAGTAGTGGTAAGATTACCAGAACCTAAAAAAGAATATAGTGAAGACAACCAAAGACAAATTAATAGAGCCTTAACTACAATTATAGAACAGTTAAACTCTAC